ATCAAAATGGCTACATTAGGAAGCAAACTTCTCGTTAAAGAGATGGAGTGGAATGCCAACATGACTGAGCAATCTCACTTAGGTGCTGCTCTGATTGCTAAACCACACCGAATTTTAGGAGAAATGGACAAACTTTTCTCTGCTCAGAATTATTATTCTGACAATCCAATGTCTTCTTTGTTAATGGGTAATACCAAAACTGAAGAGACTATTGGTAACACAGAATGGGAATGGGAATTGAAAGGTGCCAACACTAGACCTCTAGTTGTTGTAGAAAATGTTGAAGACTCTGGTAATTTAACTCCAGGAAAATTTAAGAAAACTTTCAAGTTAAAACTTGATGAGAACTGGTATTTGCCAGGGGATGTTATCATGCCAGGTACTTCTAATAAGAAATACCAAGTGAGAATCCAAAATCAAGGTCAAAAACATGGTGATGGAACAGTTTACACTGTGAGAATGAACTCAGATGATCCACAAGCATTTATGCCTGCTAAGTATTTGAAGCCAGGACAACAATGGGGTAAATTATTCTCTCAATATGAAGAGGCTGCTGAGCAATCAGGTTCTACTGTTTTCAGTTTGCCTATTGCCTTCAGAAACAGAATGTCTAAATACCGTAAAGAATACAGAATCACTGACTATGCTTCTACTGAAGTATTAGCTGTAGCTATTCCTGATTCTAAAGGTGCTTATCATAATTCATGGATGCGTTATGCTGAAGTTGAATACTGGCAACAATGGTACAGAGAAGTAGAAAGAGGATATTGGTATTCAAGATCTGCTGATACTGTATTAGGTGCTAATGGTAGACCAGTAAGAATGGGTCCTGGAATCCAAGAGCAATTAGAAGATTCTCACCAACACAGATATTCTCATTTGACTGCTAAGTTAATTGAAGAGTACTTACAAGACATTTTCTACTCAAGAGTTAAACCAGGTCAAGGAAGACAGGTTAAAGGTTTCACAGGAGAGTATGGTATGTTACAATTCCACAGAGCTATCCAAGATTGGCAAAACAAATCAGGTTTCATTAAAAATATTGAGGTTTACACTAACAAAGTGACTAACTCAGTACACACTAATGCACTTGAAGCTGGTTACCAATTTGTGAAATATAACATGGCAAATGGTGCTTCTCTTGAGTTGATCCACAATCCTCTATATGATGATAGAGAGATCAACTTTGAAATTGATGAAGTTACAGGTTTCCCTATTGAGTCTCAAAGAATCACATTCTTAGACTTCTCTGGAGAATCTAAAAATAGCAACATCAAAATCATGAACAAGAAAGATGGTTTTGCATTTACTTATGTTGAAGGTATGTATGGTCCATATGGTCCTAAAAATGGAGGTAGTTCTGCTCACTCTGGTTCATACTATGAAATGCATGTTGAGAAGTCTTGTGGTATTCATATCCATGACATCACTAAATGTGGAGAGTTAATCTTATCTCGTAACTAAGATGAAAGCTTGTAAACCAAAGGTGGGTGGTATGAAGCCAAAGCCAAGAAAATAATATTGTATATTCTACTAACAAGCTCCTGTAACAGGGAGCTTTTGGTGGTAAAGGGAAAAAGGTTTCCTAGATTAAATCAAGTTCATTAATTTAAAGAGAAAAAATTATGGGAGTTAAAGTTGAAGTAAGACCTATTGAGTCAAAAAGATGGCACAACAAAACAGGTCAAGAGTCTTTCACAAGACCAAAAAAAATTCAAGCATTAGTAGATGGTAGCACAATGAAGTATGCTACAGGTCTTTCAGAAGAAGACAAAAAAGCATTAATTAAAAAAGGAGTAAGTTATGACTTAACTGATAACTATAACTCTGACACACCACACCCTTTTTGGGATTCTAATATGGCTATTGTCAAATTAGAAAACAACACAATGTTCTTTGATTTAGATAATTCTTTAGACTTTATTAAAGTCAAAGTAATGAAAGCTAGCAAGTATGTTGCTAATTCAATGGCAGAGTATGATTTAGGAGCATGGCCAGAAGCAACTCATGTTATCTTTGATGAAGCAGAACAAGCTCAAGTATTAGCAGGTAAAGTAGAGCAAAAGAACACTGCTATTATTGAATCATCTAAACTTAGTTTAGAAAGAAAGATACAACTCATACTTGTATTGGGTGGTAAAAATATGAAAAATCAATCTGCAGACTTTGTGGCTGTAGAATTAGATAAGATTATTCAGAAAGATCCAGGAGAGTTCTTAAGATATTTGAATTTAGACAAAAAACAATTAGCATCACATGCTCTTGTTTTAGAAGCACTTCAAAAATCAATCTTAAGAAGAGAAGGTCAAAGAATCTTCCACATGGATTCTCCATTAGGAATTGATGAAATAGAGGTAGCTGAATACCTTGCTAAAGAAGAGAATCAAGATATTAAATTGTTAATATTGTCTAAGATTAATAACTAAGAGTTATGAACACTAGGGAAATGCACTATGACTTCAAAAGGAAGTTTAATAAAATAGATAGTCAGAAAAACAGAAATCTATTAGTACCTGAAATTGATTGGTTACTAAATGAAGCTGCTGAATTGTTTATTAAAAAAGTGTCAAATCCTAAAACTGAAAATGGTCTTGGTTTTGAATCTAGTCAGAGAATCATTGATGATATTAAGAGTATTGTTAAACCTGGAACTTGGCTTCCAGTAGTTAATAACATAATTTCTCTTCCTGCAGACTACTTATATTTTGTAAGATGTAGAGTAAGGTTATCAAAGAATAATTGTAAGAAACAAGAAGCTGTGCTCTACATTAGAGAGCACAGAGATTTGTTTGAAGAGAGTTCTTTTTATAATGCTAGCTTTGAATGGAGAGAAGTTAATGGTGTTTATACAAATCAAGGTATCCAATCTTTTACAGATGGAACTTTTAAAATAGATGAAGCAAAATTGACATATATCAGAAAAATGCCCTATTTTCATAATGCACAAGACTTCAATGGAGGTACTTATACAGACTTGAATGGGGTTGTCTTAACAGGTACAGTACAATGTGATTTACCTGCACATGTACATAGAGAGATAGTAGATATAGCAGTAATGCTTGCAGCAAGTGAGGTACCTACCTCAGACTTTCAGCTTAAAGCTGGTAAGTTAGGTTTTAATCAGATTGTTTAATTTAATAACTAGAAATTATGAGTAATCGTAACAATGACGTTTTTAGAGTGTTGCCTGTAACAAGCACAACTCTTTTGCCAACTACTGCTGGTAATTCAGTAGAAACTTTGGCTAATGGCCAGTTAGGTATCTTTGATGCTGTAACAAATCAAGCTGTAAATGCTTCTACAAGTCCTCTTCCAAAGGAGTTTTTCTTTGCAGTTAGGAATGATGTAAATGGAGTAGCTGACTACAGATTTTCTGCAGGTCAGTTAATTCAAAAAAGAAACATTGTAGGTTTCACTGAAAAAAGCTACAATGCTGGATCTCCTATGAAAGTTACTGTAGGTAACTTCAGAGCTGAGTGTGATACTGAGTATGGAGTAAGAATTGAATTCCGTAATGCAAAAATCAATAGAATCCAAGGGTATAACCAATTTAGCAAAGCTTTTATGGTTAAGACTCCTTGCTGTGATGATTGTGCTGAAGGTTGTGGTTCTTTAGATGCTAATGTATTAACTCAGCAATTTATTGCTAGTATTAATGCAGATGAATCTAAATTAGTTTTAGCTCAAGCTGTTGCAAGACAAGCTTTGACTACTGCAACACATGGTACTTCTGATGACTTTGCTGCAGGAGATGTAATTCTTGCTGCTGATGTAGAAGCTTTAATTACTTTCAATAAAACTGCTACTGCAGGAACTGAAGTATTTGCTGATTTCCAATTAGTAAGTCAACCACTTTCTATTGGTTCTTTCTGCCAAGTTAACTTACACTACTACAAATTGTTAGAAACAGTTCTTATTGTTTCTTTAATTGAAGGTTTTGGATGTTCAGGTGCAACTACTGTTAATGAGTATCCTGTGTATGCAGAAGGTACAGGTATTAACATTCAACAAAAAGAGTATCATGCTTCAGGTTGGAATGGTTCAGGTCCTTACAAGTTATCTCAAGTAACAGGTACTGCAAAAGGTAATATAGTTTATATGGCTAGTAGCTCTACAAACTATGATCAAGTTATCTTAGAGCATAACCAAACTTCAGAGTCTGGGTGGAATGAGTACAACAATCCTATGAGTACAATTTTTGCTTTCCCTACAGGGTCTAATGCAGCTAAGACAGCTTTAAAAGCTTTCCTTACTGCTGTAACAGCTTAATTAAAGATTGGCTATTAGATAAAAACATCTCTATTTTATATAGAGA